TTCAGGGGTTTACAGGATCTTCCCAATCGCTATAATCGTCGCCCACACGCCGGTATAGCTCAGTTGGTAGAGCAACTGACTTGTAATCAGTAGGTCCCGGGTTCGACTCCTGGTGCCGGCACCATATTCAAAGCCCCGCAATGCGGGGCTTTGTCGTTTCTGGGCTAAAAAACACCCCGCGTCAAATCGTGAAAACGTCCACAAAGTGTCCACACTTCATTTTTTAAACCAGTTCCAAGGCGCTAATTTGCTCCCCCGCTTGGTGGACGTGAGCTCGCGACCAATGCTGAGAATCCTCTCCAAAATATCCGCCGCGTCTTTAAAATCTTCCGAGTCGGATGATCCGCGATAGAGGATACCGCCGGGAGTGATATCGGCCACGACGCTATCCGCCAATTGATAAAAACGAACTATTTGAGTTGCCTCATGCGCGCACATACTGCCTAACTTCGACACGTTGGCTTGATATACAGCGTTGTAAGGTCTCGTGATATTGGCCGAAAACTCATAATTAAAGTCCTCCCGCTGCTCGTCACTCCATCCAGCTATTTCCTTCTCCGCATCTCGTAGCCCTTCTAGGTATCCACGAATCTCAATTAGCTCCACAAGTATTGCTACCTCAACCAGCAAAGCAGCACGGACACTTTTCCGCTCCCTCCTCACTTGACTGTGCCAAACCCACACTGGCCCAGCCACAGCCGTACACCCCGTCACCACGGCGACGAACACAGCTGTCCAGTTAGTCGTAGCAAGCGACTGCACCACTGGAGCCCAATCAATTCCCTCAGTCATTCCCCTTCCCCCTTACCAACCCCACCAAACGAAAGCGGATTCAAATTCACCACCTCAGCCAAATGCCCCGGACTAAAGTGCGCATATCCAACTCCGCCAACAAAGGCGGAATCTGCTCAGCATCGAGATAAGCCATCTCAGTCTCGTCGTACTTCAACGCCCGAACCTTCCCGACAGGATTCTCCCCCTTCCACTCGCCCATCCGTGCCGCGTTCCGCGAGAGCACGCCAAGCGATTATCAACCGACTCTGACGTATCCCCAGTCGCGTTTTTCCTTCAGCCGTTTAGGCGAGGAGTTGCACGCACAGTTTGCGGGTATTGAATCGCTTGAGTTTAGCGCCAGCGACATCCTGTCAGAGCTGAATATCCCGCGTATCAAACGGCTGAGGGTGACGCTCGATGCTTAAGCTCAAATTGCCGTTCTGGCTTGAGGGTGCAGAGCTGACAAAGCTCAAGGCCGCCGCACAGTCGTGGTGGGAAAAGGTTGAACAGTGGTCGCACTGGCCATTGCTGCAATTGGACCCCAAAACCTGTACCGCCTACGGGTGAAGTTCGCTTTCATCAACTCCGTGGATGCCGGTTCTACCGCCGGCCTGATGCGCATCTTACGGCGTCTCGGCATCGGCTATGTCGAGATCGAAGAACGCTTACCAGATCGGGACTGGGACATTATTCAGCTCAATCTGAGTGACTCCCAGCTCTCGGACAATCCCGACCTGTTACGCGTGATCGTTCAGCAGTACGGCCGCACGTGCCGGCGCTATGACTTCGTGACCATCACCCCCGTGAGCCTTCAGGTGGTCATGGTCGACTTCAACGACGACCAGCAAACGCTGATTGCTAGCCTTTAGGAGATTCGATGGCTGGAAGTATTACCACCGCCGGTGAACGTTTGATTGCCGAAAAACAAGCTGCTCACGAAGTCCTCAAGGTAGAGCGGTTCGCTATTGGATGTGTGCCTGACCTTGATCCCGATGCGCCCGTGGACCGCGATGCACCCAAGCCCCCGACCGAGCAAATCGTTCACGTTCAGCGCTATACGCAGAAGGGCTTTGTGAGCCCCAACCAGGTGGTCTACAGCCTGATGATGGGGAGCGATATCGGCGACTTTGACTGGAACTGGATCGGTCTGGAAACCGAAGAAAATGTACTGTTGATGGTCGCCCACGTGCCCTTGCAACAGAAGCGCAAAAACGTCACCCCGCACCAGATCGGCAACAACGTGACGCGCAACCTGATGCTGAAGTTCGACGGTGCCCAAGCGCTCACCAATGTGACCATCGAAGCCAGCACCTGGCAGCACGATTTTACCCTTCGCTTGCACGACATCGATGAACGCGAGTGCTTGGCCAATCGCGATGTGTTCGGCCGTGCCTTCTTTTCCAGCAACGGCCTGCGACTGGTCCTGGTGTGGGGTGGGTATGAGCTCATGCCGGGACTAGCCTTCATCGAAGGCATCCGAGTCGAGCTGGCCACACGTATACCCATCACACCACCGGCACTACCGGCCAAGGTGTGGGTGGACGTGGCAATGATGCGCAAAGACAACAGCTTTACGGCAGACGTGTCTGTCCAATGGGGCGAAGTTCTAAACGACTACCGAGACAGCGCCGGTGCCCAGCACTACTTGATACCCATCGCCAGCCTATCCAGCACCGGCCTGATCCATGACCGACGAAACACCGAAGTCATCGACCAACCACTAATCCAGCACTTCGCCGCCCGTGACGGTGACTACTACGACCTTCGCGCCAGAGCGACCACCAAAGAAGATGTGGATCTGGATCAGATCCCCAATGCCATTAGCGATTATCCGTGGGAAAACGACAGTGAAATTCTCCCCACAACCAAAGCCCTGACGGTTCTTGCGGCCGACATTCAAAAATCCTTCGTAGGAATGGTCGCCGCGTTCGACATGCACTACGCGCCTGAAGGCTGGTTAAAGCGTAACGGCGCGAACGTGTCGCGCGACATTTACGAAGATCTTTTTGCAGTCTTAGGCACCCGTTATGGCGCAGGCGATGGCCGAACCACCTTTAACGTCGGCGACAGCCGTGGCCTGTTCATTCGAGCATTGGACAACGGCGCCGGGCGCGATCCTAAACGTGGGCTGGGCACGCTTCAACAAACTCAAAACCTTTCCCACATCCACACCGCCGTCGCCTCTGCAGTCGATAACCACATTCATAGCGCGTCCACCGATGCCCAAGGTAACCACTTGCACAGCGCATGGACGGACTCACAAGGACATCACAGTCACACCATCGACCTTGGTCGTGGTGAAGAGGACGGTCGCGGCGGCGGCATCGGTGGGGTTCACCGCGGCAGCGCTGACAGCACCTCGGGCGCAGGTGCACATACCCACAACGTCGGCATCGGTCACGCGGGCTCACATGGCCACACCGTACATATCGGCGTGGCCGGTGCGCACAACCACGCCATCACTGTGCACGCCGCGGGGGGTAACGAGTCACGACCGATCAACCAGGCCTTGCTGGTCTGTATCAAATACTGAGAGTGAACAATGACTCAAAAAATCGTCTATCAGACCGACCACCTGGGCTTGTACGTCGGCGAGACAGAAGCCGATGAGTCCCCTCTAGAGCCAGGTGAATTTTTAATCCCCGGCGGCTGCGTGGAAGACCCACCCACTGACGCCGGCCTTTGCGATGACTTCCGCCCGCGTTACGCCGTTGACCTGCAAGTACTTGCCCATGACGGCGAGCCAGATCCGCACCTGCCGCCCCTACTGGGTGTCGCGTTACCGGTCATGGGCGGCGGCGATGCAAGCGCACCGAGTAGCTGACGTTCTTTGGGAGTGGGAGGGTGTTGTCGATTTGACGCAATTACCCGTCGTGGTGCCAAAGAATGATCAGGACGCCATCGATGACTGCACACCTCCACCCGACTATTCCAATCTCGGGAATGATGCGCCCGTGCAACGCTACGTTCTTCGTGCCGAATTCCCGCGTGATCGCAAAGTGAGAGCAGCAGTACTCGCTCGCACCGATAAGTGCGAACGACAGGGGTGTTTAAACATGCGCGCCTACGACGCCTTTCTGGATGTCCATCACATTCTTGGTATAAGAATGGGGGACCAGGTCTGGAACTGCGTGGCTCTCTGCCCAAACTGTCATCGCGACGCACACTTTTCGCCAGAAGCTGACCGCATCAACTTAGAGCTACAGCGATACGCCGCACGATTCCAAGAAACCGGAAGCTGACCGTAGCACCTCAGGGATTGGCAGCGGATCGAACCACCGCGCTACGCATATTCAACCCGCTGGATCTGCCAAGGTGGGTGTCAATTTGCGGCTACCGCAGCAGATTCACTACAGCCGATCTTCTGAGGAAGACGCCCTTTTTCCAGCTTCAGCTGTGTTTGGGCTTCCAGCGGCAACCCAATCCACATCTTCAGTCCGGAGCGCTCTTCGATCTCGGCGACGGTGACTTGAAAGTCACAGAAGCTGGCGGCGCGCGGCGTGCTTTGTTCCATGATGAAGGCTGCATATTGACCATTGGCAGGTGTTGATCCTGTGAAAATGATCTTCCAATACCCACTCGGAATTTTATGAACCTTTGTGGTTCCTGGCAGCGATCCAATGTTCTTCTCATAGAGTGGCCCGGTTGCCACGTACACCGCGTCAACGTCCGCAGCTTTGCTCAGACTCCGCTCTTGATCCTCAAGACGAGCCCACGCGCCCTGGTTGAGATCCGCTTTTTGCGGTGTGATGTTGGAAAGGTAGTTCAGGGTTTGCTACCGCCGAGTGGGCATCCAACAGAGCAGTTGTCGATTGCTGATGGCGTCGGTTGCTGGATGTGGTCCGGTGTCTCGGGGACGTGCGATGAGGGTGGTGTCGTGCAGGCTGCTATCAGCGGGATGATGAGGAGTGAAGCGAATTTGATTTTCCGCATGAATGGCATGAGCTTCTTCGAGAAATGGCGCGGCAGCTTAATGCTCGGAGTATGGCCCGTACAGATTGCTCGTCTTTCAAACCATTTCTAAGACATCATTCATCCGCTGATGTGCTGCACCGATGCTCGCCAAACCAACGAAACCTCGGCCAAACACAATAGCGTTTCTATGTATAAGTCATCCGATTTCTGGTGTTCGCACCATTATCTTTCCGAAAGCAGAAATACAACGTTTTGATGTTTTAGGCACATGTGCCTAGTTGGCCAATACCGTTCGTCGGATTTTCCGCAATATAGGAGAAATAATAAAGTTTTGTATACCTATATGTTGGCAAAACCGCAAAACCCGTCCAGCCCAAGCGGGCTAGGCGTTAGACGAATAGACACGCAACAATGCGGAAAGGGTTCTAGATACCAAAATGACGAAGCCCGCACAGGGCGGGCTTCGTGGAGATGCTTTCAGGTTGATCTCCTTGCGGAAATCCTGTGGTAGCATCTGAACCAACCACTTATAGCCATACATCTTTGAAACTAGACAATTTGAAGGTTATGGTTCCCTGAGTGGCTAGTCAAGCAAGATAACTTGTCAAAACATCGTTAGTTATGATTTTAAACCAGCTAAACATCGTTAATTACGATTGCTGCTAACTAACGGTATTCTTACCTTGTGAAGCTGGCTACCAGGTTGAGTGGGATACTCCGCGACGTTTTTTACTAGATGCGGGTTCTACTAACCTTCAGAGGTTACTAACATGAAGCTACTACTTAACCGGTACCTTCCTGAGGAGATGATCCGCGCGTTGCAGGCCGTTTACTGGTCAGTTCGCTTGGTCATCTTGGCTCGGGATATGTAATGGGAAAAAAGCAGGGGCCTCGGCCCCTGTCTTACGCCTGCCCATTCGTTCCAGGCTGTTTTTTCAGCATCGCAGACAAACGATCGGTTTGTTCTTTGATTTGAGCCCTGGTCTCGTAGCCAAGCGTAACAAGCATGCTCATTTCAATGATGGCCCATGCAGCCCATTTGCTGACATAGGTAATGTCACGGCCTGATACGTGACTATGCCTTGCGTCATGCACTGCGGTGCAACGCAGTCCGTAGGATATGTCGATCTCCTTTTCGAGAGTTCTCCAAGCTTCTAAGCTGCTAAACCCAAAGCCGCCGAACGTCAGTAATGCGGTCAGCCCGTGCTTGATTTTGCTCGTGGTTTTACCCGAATTCTCGAAAGAGAAAAAACACTCGATACAGCTCCAAAACTTCACTAACTGCATCTCTGGTGAGGTGTCAGTTTGGGCATCGAAGAACCAATAGATCGCACGCCTTATCGCATGCTCGGCGTCGTGATCTGCCCCTTCTTGAATGATCCGGGTACATGCCAAGAACCATTCGGAGGCGTGCAAATCCTCGACTTGTTGAGCGTTGAGAGTGATAGATTGAAATCCCGTCATAGACGCGCTCGTGCTTAATACGCCAGATGACGTATCCACCGAAAACCAAGTAGCCGCGCTTGGTCTTACCCGACCGGACATAGTCGGAGTCAACCGAACCGCGCCGCCGCCCCGTTCCAAAACCGTCGTCAACGAGACTGCCAGCAGACCGCATGCCGACTTCACATCTTCGAAAAAACGCTGCTCGGCATATTTCCTACTTCCCCGGATCTCACCAGATACCCAGAGCCCCCGCTGCATCCTCTCCCATGTGTTGCTAACCCTTTCCTTGCTCGCATCGGTGCTTTCAAGTATTGCCAGGCGGGGCACCTCAACTATCAACCTACCGACTTTCAGTTGATCTACTCCATCCAGGCTCAAGCCGTCGAGTGTCGTGTAGAACCTATGAGTGGCTATTTCACTCTGAATCCGCGTCTCTACCGACGCGAGAAATGTAACGATGCTGCTTAGCGGAGTATCTAGCTCGTATAAACAACCTAGCTCTCTTTTGCACGCTTGGTAAATTTCGTCGGATGTCACAAGATCACGGCTCGGCAAATGCGCTTCTACCGTTCTCACTAAGCGCAGGAAGCTGGCGTTTGCTTTATCTGAGAGATAAATCCGACCACCGCTAGGGGTTTTCACCTCTCTGTAAAGCATTTCCATCTGACCAAACGCTTTGAGTGCTTTGATTCCCGGCAACAACTCCTTCACCTGCAGCAAGGTTGCCAGGTCACTGTCAGCTGTTCTTCGTGCCTTCGAATTCATTTCCATGAGTGTCCTGCGAGTCCGAGATTTGTAACGCAATGGTAGGACCTATTTGCATTTAACAGTCCAAAGCTGACCAATATTGGTGGTAAAGCTTTGACTCATCATCTCCCTCCGCATGCCCCAACGGTAACCACTGGCAAGTTTTTCAAACAACTTTGGCCAAACGCTCGGGCGATTGCACCTGCCAATGGTTGGTTCGAATGGGTGAAAGACCCGGCCGAACCGAAGAAGAAGCAGCCCTACTTCATCCGTTTGAAAAGCCAGGCGCCGATGTTTTTTGGTGCGCTGGCTCAGGTTACACCAGGGCTAGAACCGAACGACCAGGACGGGTACGTCATCATCACCGCGGCCAGCGATCAAGGTATGGTAGACATTCATGATCGCCGGCCCCTAGTTCTTGATCCCGCGACGGCACGCGAATGGTTAGAACCAGATCTGGACCCGGTGAGAGCTGAGGAAATCGCCAAAACGATGTGCAGCCCTACCGAGGACTTTGAATGGTTTGCGGTGGATCGAGCGGTGGGGAATGTGCGGAATCAAGGACCCCAGTTGATATTGCCACTTACTGACGCTCAACCAGATTTATTTGGGACATCCGTTGACTCGTAGATGCCTTTGAATGGGTTTACGTGGATTCGTTTGCACGTTTCTGAGTTTTTGCGCACGTACATCACATCCGGTTCAACGGGACCGCAGGTATTGACCTTCGTGGTGTCAGCCAAAACGGTGTAGGTCATGATTGTGTCAGATCTGGACATGCCTTCAAATCCAAGCCAGAACACTGATGCAATGAAGCACAGTTTCAGAAATGTGATGACTGTTGCTCTACATCCCGCGCCACCTGCGGGCTTGGAAAGAAAAAAGCCAAATGCCATTTTCGCGTACATGCACAGACTGATCAGAATCATTGAAAAGGGTACTGAGTAAATAAAGCCGCCAAGGGTTGATGAGTGTCGAATGTTTTCGACCTCAATACCCGTCCTGGCATTGATCACTTTCTCCGCCAGAATCTTGCATCCGTACAAAATAACGGCGGTGTAGGGAAGTGACTTTGGCCAGTCCATTACAAAACTGTGCATCTGCTTTCGGATGGTGAACGCGTAAATGGCCCCTCCAGCGAACACCGAACCCAAAATCAGATTCGTTTGAGCCTCGTGGCTGAGGAAACGACCGAGCAATGGCGGGATAACGTAGGCCAACCAGATCGCGCCCCCGATCAACGCCAACTTGATTAATGCTTTTTGTCGATCCGTCATGGTGAGGTCCTATAGCTCTGGCTGGGCGACCGATGCCGACCCTTCTCATGGGTGTTCGATGACTGACCGGCGGGGTAAGACAAGTATGGGAGAGTTGTAGGAAAAAGCGATTGATAGCGCCACTCGGGCATGAGCGGTTGATGGGGAGCGGTTCGAGCGTTAACGTCTTTCAGTCGCTGCCAATTCAGCGACCGGGTGTGAGAGCCCGGTTACATCAAGGCGCAAAGCGCCCATACTCCTATCGCGGCGTTTTTTCGTTTGCGATAAGGCGTTATGGCAGCTGTGCGTGGGAGACCTTCGGGTCTGCCGGGTTCCTTGATTTCCGGTCTCTCACCCCGCGCACTGCTGCCACCCTACCCGTGAGAGGGTTCGTCGACAGCCATCAAATCAAGGAAAGAAAAAGATGCGTACCCGCAATCCGTCCAGAGTTTTACCCCTCCATCACCCCGTCAATGGGGATGAAAAATGACCAAACCCGTCGAGTTAAAAACGCTTGGTCTCGTAGCCCTTCACGACTGCTATAAAAATTCGCTGTTTCGTGTGAATAGCGGGATCCCGATCGAACAAGCGTTATCCCAGGCATCTGATCTATTGGGCTTGGCTACCACGTTTGCGGAAGACGCGGCCTATGAGCGAAACACTGACCGACCGGCTTGGGCTGCGCATCATTTGACGGCAATGGGGAGAGCGGTTGTTGATGATGTTGTAGCAGCGATTCGTAAGCAGAAAGCGTCTTCCTAGGGCTAGGCAATACTGCCAGGATTTTCTCCTGAGACGCCTCGGCTACAGAGAGGCGTCTAAAGGCCTAGAAGAAACCGCCTAACAGCGGTTTTTTTCGCTCAGGCGATTGGCAAAAGAAAATCGTTGATAGCTCATAGTCCTCACCCCACGGCCCCTCCGCGCGCGTCAGCAAAGAAAAGGTAGTGAGAAAAGCACTTTTCCCCCTCCCGCCAGCGGGCTAGATGTGTGATTTTTTTGAAAACCACATCTCACTGAAACGCTGCATCGACCTAAGCGAATACTAGTTACTTTCCCATATATAAGATTTCATTTTAGGTAAAGAAATGAAAAGCATTTCAGTGCAATCGTAATAAAATGAAATGAAAATCATCATAAACAAACCAACATTCCCGCCACACATATTTCCGGGCATGGATCACATGACGGACACAAACTTACCGCCAAATAAAGAACACCAAGAATGTAAATTAATGCGAAAACCACCACAATCAACCAAGTTGCATTCAGCCATACATACAACAGACAAATAGTTCCTATTCGTGCGCATAAAAGCATTTATCAGAAACAACTATCAGCCGAGAAACCTGATGAGAGTTGTAAAAAAATGTGGCGCTTTGAAATAAATTAAGTTGTAATAATCGAGCAGCACGGGCAAGCACGTGCTTGCAATGGCTTCCACCGCTGAAGCGGTGGTCAATTGAATAGCAAATGGAAATCAAACCATGAGCAATTTTTTGAATTTTTATAGGAGTTTAAACAACTTTGAACGGGGAAAACACAAAAAACCTAAATGATGAAACGATTAAGGCAATCATCCTCAAGCATCCAGAAGTAGTTAGGGTGATTGAAGAGGGTACGCTGTTAGGTCGTGTACAACCTACCCGACATGAAAACCCCGCCTTTTATAACACTGACTCGGATAGTAGATACGGGGATTTGAGGAAGGAGATCGGGGTTTGTTACGTGGCAGGCAGTAGCGAAGTGGCTATTGCGGAAACGTTTCAACATGGGGCTGAAGGGCCAAGCTCTCCTGTTTTGCTGACAGAGATCCAGGAGAGGTCGATACATCAATTGAGAGCGGCTCGCCCGCTTAGACTAATTGACGTAGCGCGTCTTGCGGCTTTCGGAGGTCAAAAGCTGAGGCAACTTGTCGAGGCTAAAGGCCAAGGTAGTGAGGGTTATCTATTGACCCAAGCTTTAAGCACCGCGATCATGAGAGATTTAGGGATGTTTGACGGTCTTCTCTATACCTCTGCTGTGTTTCCGGCAGCAGCCTCAATTGAAGGGTGTAATCTCGTTCTGTTTGGCGGGAGAGAAACTCAGTTGGTGTCTATAAGCTCAAATCCTTTGATGGATTTCGAGCTTGCAAGCGGGAAAACGGCAATTGAGTTTCTGCTAGATCTCAATGTGTCCGTAGAGTAAAAAACTGGGCGTCCCCTAGTGGGAAGCCCAGCTTTTACTTACCCATCTCCAAGCGATTCCTGAAGTCACGAGTGATTATTTCAAATGCCGTGTTATTTTCTAGAAGCTCGTAACGAGGCTGCACGTTTCCGGGATCACCTGGATTAGAAAAATCCATCGACCTAGCCAGAAACCCAATTAAAACATTTATTTTTGCCTCATCCGCTGGATCAATACAAAGACTGGTTATCAGCTTTGATATCGATGCTGCCACCCTATTACTTTCGAATTGAAAGTCCGGATAGTATTTACGGCGATTATTAGTGTACGCGACTACCTGTCCCGCTTTGGTCTTTTTACTTAGTGCCTGCTTCGAAATCCCAAGTATTTTGCACACGTCGCCAGCATCTAGAAAATCGTATGTTAACTTTACTGTTTCGAATGCATTGGTTTTAAGCTTAGCTAAAGCAAGCTCATTACGAGCTCTTATACTTAAAGTTTTTTCGTTATTTTTGTGTTTCTTCTTAATAATTACAGCCAAAGCTTTTTCGTCATCGAGCTTCGCAGCATTAATAATCTCAGACTCAGGAACCTTATTCATCTGAGATATAAATTTATCAACGAGCATGTTTCTAGCTTCATCAAGCGATTTGACGCTACCTTTTGGCCTCTCAATCGTTGCAGTGTTCATAGGTCTCCTCACGTAGCTCATTGGGAGCCAGTGATTTAAGGCTACGCCTTACCCAGCACCACTGTCAACCTGTCAACCTGTCCACTCGTCTACAAAATATTGCTTTCATCAGCGTACGTGGGCATATTTCGGCCCCCTCGAAATCCCACCAAAGCCGCGTTATGCGAATTTCTGAAAAAACGTCCACACCTCAGACGAATATTGGCCATCAATTTCCCAAATAACCCTGAAAATATTGATCATCTCTGGATTTCACAATGATTTATGGGGCGAAATTTGGACTTGTAATCAGTAGGTCCCGGGTTCGACTCCTGGTGCCGGCACCATACAAAACGAAGCCCCTGCAGAAATGCAGGGGCTTCGTTGTTTTCTGTAGCAGAAGTCTGCCCAAAGGTTTTAAGTGGTATCAAGCAGGATGCAGATCCCGCAAAACTTCCGGATGCTGGC